GATCTCTGAGAGCGACTTTGGCAAGATTCACATCCGACACATCGGATTTGAGCCTAAGCAGGTTGTGGAGGCTTCTAAGGAGCTTATCATGAACGCTTCCAAGATCTCTGACAAGATCAACACTTGGCAGCAAACGGAGCTTAGTGAGCGTTCTCGTCTGGATTTCTTTACAGATGCTGCTAAGATCCGTTTCGAGAACCCTGATGAGGGTCTGATTCGTGACATGGCTACTGTTCGCAGGGAAGATGATCGTGGGACTGATCTCTGGAGGACTTTTAATGTTGCTCAAGAGAACCTCATTCGTGGGGGTTTCATTAACGGTTCTACGCGACGAAGAGTTCGCGCACTCACTTCGATTCAGAAAGATGTGAAATTCAACTCACAACTTTGGGACTTGGCGAGTACATATAGTGGAGAGTATTCCCTCAACTAAGCACAGTATTAAGACTGGGGAGGGAGCATTGAAACTCTCTCCCCTTTTTTATGTCTATGCGAAGACCAGACTTTAGAGAACCCCTGACCCATGACAGTCAGGGTTTGTTTATAACTATTGCACAAATGCAGTTTTATTTAAATAGGCCAAATGGCTCTACAAAGTTTAAAGACGGGGATGAGGAATTTCTAAAATACTACAAGAACTGCAAACTCTATAATCTTATTTATGAAATGATGGAGGAGAATGAGGATTGTGCTTCAATGTACTGGGACCATAAGGCAGGAACAATAGCCATAACATTCCCAGTTAATGGGCAGGTAGCTAAAGAATTATCAAGCTACACGTTTACAGATTCTCATGAGCAGGACGATGATGATGATGATGAGTATTATATATTTTAATCATGGGAAGAACGTATAGATTTAATAAAAAAGATGGGAGAGGATCAAAGCCTAAGAATAAACCTACCAGAGTTAAAAAGATGGGGGATTTCAAGGGCAACGAGCGGAAACCAAACTATGATGATGTAGAACAGTCTTTTGAACGGTTCGCAAATCATGGAAAACCTCGTAAATCATAATCCAGAACCCCACTACATTTCTGCTGATAACGCAATATCACAAGAACTAGCAACTACTCTCTGTGAGTTAGTGGATGAGAGAGGTGTAAAGTCTGCATGGTCATACAATCCAGATTGTATAGAGTACCAGATAGCTAACCCCTTTTCTAAAGTGCAGAGGAATAATGACGCTAAGGTTGTGTCCATTCTTCCAGAGCTATTCTCTCTTGGTGAGTCATGTATGAGACACATGAATAGGGAGTTCACTAACACAGTCTGCGAAACACTTACGGGCTATCATGGTTTTTGGATATTAAAATATAGAGAGGGAGGGGGATTTGATTGGCATTGCGATTTTGATTCTGGTCCCAACGGTATTCGCCCTCCAATATCAGCCACAGCCTGTGTTCTTTTGAATGATGAGTTCCAGGGTGGAGAGACTATAATGGGTACATACACAGGCATGGTAGATAGAAAGAAGCTAGGAGTCCTAATGTGGGATGGCTTCACACAACATAGCGTAGCTCCATTAACAAATGGAGTACGTTACGCATTAGTAATGCACTACACAGGAACTATAAAATGAGTTGGATTTGGGGAGCAAAGCAGGAAAAGATACCTATGAAGTTTACAGCTAAGACAAAAGCTGCAAATACTGAAGATAAAATTCTAGTTGTAAAGCTAGAGTTAAAAATGGATGTCCCTGAAGGAATGGATATGGTCAAAGCCTTAAGAGATGCGAGTGTTAATGTTGAGTTTCCAAAAGGAATTGATCTTAAAGACGTTCATCTTGCTCATGTGGAGATCCGTAAGTAATGGATATGGATTACGCTGTGCCTAATTTACCATTCCCGTATACTGTAACATACGGAGGTTTATTAAAAATGTGCGAATACTTTACTGATAAGATCAGGACATCTCCCCTAGATAATATAAAGGAGGCTGAAGATGGTTTCAAATTACATACCAAAGAATAACCCCCTAGGGGGAGCAAGGTTACAGAAAATAGCTAAGAAGCTAATTGATGAATCTAATGAGGATAGATCTCTCGCACTTGACGGCCATAGGTTCTTTAGGCAGATGGTGGATGAAAATCCGCAGGATTCCGCTGCAAAAAATTTAATGGTGGACTGCCTTAAGGTAGCTCAAGCATCAAAGAATAACGTAGTAAAGATAATAGGACTTATGATTAAAATGGAAGAATCGGGGACTGAGAAGATTAAATCTTCCAACCAATCCCCTACCACCGTATTCGCAGAACTTGACACATTAAGCAATGACTAAAAGAAAAAAGACTGGCAACTACAAAGTTGTTTGTGACGATTTAAATCTTGTTCTCTTTGTAAGAGGATTTACCTTAGACGAGGAGAAGGATTTATACGGAAAAATAAGAGGGAAGATAGAGAAGGCTTCTTCTCCTGTAAGCGTTGAGGAGTATAAGCAATTTATAGTTACTCAATTCCTAGAGGATTCTAAGAAGTTTATTGATACTCTTCCTAACGATTTAGAGGAAGCCGCAGAGATTTTAGACTCAGCATATAATTCTATTGTTGGAGTGTATCCTCCATTCGCACTAGACTTTATATGTAATGATCTAAATGCTGACACCTTTTTTCGAGGAGTGGATAGTTCCCTGCTCAGGCATATGCAAACACTTGGAGGTTCGGAGAGTAAGGTTTCAATTCAGTTATCCTCTATCGAAGACATTCAAGCATTAGAAGAGTATTTGGGAGATAATATTGTTGGTCAAAAGCACTCTATCACCGCTCTCGTTAGATCACTAAAGCTCTTAGCCTCTGGATTAGCGAAACATTCAGCGTTCTTATTTGTTGGACCTACAGGTGTCGGCAAGAGCCAGCTTGGTAAATTACTAGGAGAGCAATACAGCGGAGATTTTTATAAGATCAACTGCGCTGAGTATGCGAATGCACATGAATACGCTAAATTGATTGGCGCTCCTCCTGGGTATATTGGTCATTCAGAGAGTAGTTTGTTAGGTGAGAAAGCGAAGGAATCTAATCGCTGGGTATTTCTTTTTGATGAGATTGAGAAGGCGCACCATAAGTTATATGATTTCCTTCTGTCACTACTAGACGATGGAACCTGCACAGACAATTTAGGAAACGTGTTAGATTTCTCTGAATCAATATTTATCTTCACTTCAAACCAAGGAATTTCGGATATCAAACGAGATCCTATGGGTTTCGGAAGGGTCGATGAAGTGGTCACTAAAGAAATAACAAGGGAAGTGATTGAGAAGTCTCTCAAGAAGAAGTTTAGCCCTGAGTTTTTAAACAGGCTTGATGATACGATTTACTTTAACCCTCTGTCGAAAGAGGAGGTAAAGGATATTGCTCGCCTACAGTTAGAGCAATTACCCATACAGGTTACTGAGCCCTTACTAACTTATATTGTGGACAATGGATACTCATTAGAGTACGGAGCCAGAAATATTGCTAGGTTTATTAAAAACAATATCTCAGTTAAAGTAGCAGACGCTATTCTCAACAAATTAGTTCCAAAAGATGACCCTTACGGTTTGTATAAGCCTAGGATTATAGATGGAGAGGTTAAGATTGTAGCCACTCAAAAGTATGAAGCCTCCTCTCTGTAGAAATATCGACCAAACGGCAGGGTAGGCACGTTACGTCTTTCTGCGGTATGGATTCGCTACCGCTCCCCCTAAGTAAAATTAGGGGGAGTTTTTCTATTAAACTGAGTTAACTGCCCTATAATGTATTCAGAGGGCCAGTAGCTCAGTCGGTAAGAGCGCAGTCCTTATAAGGCTGTAGTCGCTGGTTCAAGTCCAGCTTGGCCTACCATTTTTTAAAGGAAATTATATTATGAATGAAGCAACTGAAAAGTATCTAGCACAAATGCTAGAAGGTTATGAGCAAAACATCGGTCCAATCAACGCAGCATTGGATCAACTCGAAAACCAGAAAGAGGGTTTAACTGAACAGCGAGATTCTATGGTAAAAGGTGTCGCAGAGTTGAAGGAACTCCTCGGACTGGATGAGGAAGTTGAAGCTCCTGAATCTCTTGAAGCGGAGTGAGTGTGATCCCCGATAGCTCAGTTGGTAGAGCATTCGGCTGTTAACCGAATTGTCCGAGGTTCAAGTCCTCGTCGGGGAGCC